AATCATGCTCGCCGTTTTTCCCTTATTCGTTCATCAGTTCTCCCAATGATACAATCAATTTTCTTGCGCATTCGTCACACAAACTAATCACCGTTTGTCCAGCTTGAATCGTTATGATTCTTCCGACGTGTTTTCCTACTCCTTTTTGCTCTTCGTCGTAGTTTTTCGCATAGCAAGAATTGCAACAGCGCATATCATTAGCAATTTTAATTTCTATTCCGCTGTATCTCATGTTGCTTCCCCTTTCTTTTTTGCTTTCTCTGCCGCCGCCTGCACTTCCGCCGCGTATTGCTCCGGGGTCAGCCCCAAAACCTCCGCCGCGATTCTGTCCGTCGCCGTTTCGATCAGGTCGTTCAGGCTTTCAAAGCCGCCAGCTTCTACCGCTTTTTGATAGACCGCCTTTTTCCCGATCTTTACATAGGGGTAAAGGCGGTCGTAATTTTCGGCGTTCCACTTGTTCTTCGCCCGCGTGTTGCACGCATACTTTTTCTTTTCCATGTGTTCCGCCTCCTTTCTCCGCTGATTATATCATTTTCCGAATACTCACGCAAGTATGAAAAACTATACAATCTCACGTGAGTATTTTTGTGCAACTTCCCATCTTGCTTTTTCATACTCACGTGAGTATAATAAAAACAGAAAGAGGGAAGCGAAAGCCGCCCACCCGCCGGGGCGTAAAGAATACGGCGGGGGCCAACCTTACGGGCCGACACGAAAAGGGGGCCGACACGGTAAACGACAACACTTCAATTTCTGGTTTTTATATATGGGAGGTAATCACATGAAAAAGTTTGAAATCGGCAAGGAATACTTCACGCGTAGCATTTGCGACAGTGAGTGCATTTTCTCCATCAAGATCACCGGGCGGACCGCGAAAACCGTTTCTTATGAGTATATGGGCGAATCCCGCCGTTCCAAGATTCGCTTCGATGATTCCGGCGAATATATCCAGCCGGACCGCTATTCTATGGCTCCCACGTTCCGCGCTGAACGTGAGGTTCAGCCGGAGGAAGAGGCCCCAGCCGCGGAGGAATCCGCCGTTTCCGTTCCCGCGGAGGACGCGGCCCCCTCCAACGTGATCACCATTTCCCAGCCCGCCGACAACGGGACGGTAATTGTAATGATCGGCCAGCGCGTCGAATGCGTCTGCGGTGCCTGCTATCCCGTGGAGGGCGGAACGGTAATCGGCTTTGAGGATGTCCCCGACGGGCGGTTCTTCCGCGGCGGCGTGTTTGCCCTGATTCGCTGGGACAGCCGCCCGGACCGTCCCGAACGGGTCCGCCTCTCCGACATTCACCGCCGCGGGTGGCGGTCTGCGGGTGGCTCTCCGCTGGGCGTGTTCGTGGCCGGGTAAACCAACAAGGGGCGGCGCAAGCCGCCGCCCCCTCTTTGACGAATGGAGGATGATTCGATGAAATTATATAAGGGTTACACCCGCGCACAACTGATTGACATTTTGGCCGATTACGCCGTGTTTACCGCAACCATAAACAACGATCACGGCGGCGCACCCCAAAACACGAACAAAGGGGACTATGTGGGGCTTTATAGCACCTATCCCATGAACTCCCGGAAGTACCCTGCATTCTCTCTTTCCGTTATGTTTGATCGTATGAACGTGGATATTGCAAGGGCGGCGGAGATCGCTTCGTTCTGCGTTCCCGTCGCGGGCGAAAGTGTGGTGGTTTGATGTCCAGCAAGCCCCACCGCACAACCCGGACGGCCCGCACCCGCTCCCGCAAGTTCTCCGGGCGTTGTGAATCCTGTGGAAAGCCCCTTTGCAGTTGCCGCGCGTATCAGTACACCGACGAAAGCAACGGGGCGATCACCGCAAACGCGCCGTACCTCTGCCGCGACTGCTACGAAACCCGCTACGGTGTAAAGATACCGACGGAGGTTGACGCGTACAAGGCGCGCTTGCTGGGTGTGCTGGTCCGTTATGCTGATAGCGTGGAGGGCGCGCCCGCCCGTGATCTCGCCTTGCGTGTGATGCGCCTGATTGAAAATACCGATTGACCCCGCGCCGCCGAACCTCCCACGGCGGCGCAACTTTTTTGAAAATTTTTCGTTTTCCTCTTGACTTTTCATACTCACGTGAGTATAATAATAAACAGAAAGGGGGTGAAGCGGTGAAGAGGAAAAAGAAAAAGCCCACGAAATCGCGGGTCGATGTTCGCACCATCGTAATAACCGCAATCGTGGACTTTCTGGTAGGGCTTGCGTTACTCCTGATTGATAAGCACACGTAAGCCGAAACCCCGTATTCTATGGGCGGGTTCACCGCCCACCCATAGAATACACTTTTTCTTCTGAACTGTCAACCATGCTTGCAAAACTCGGAATCTTCCTGATCGTCGTTGCCGTTGTGAAACTGATTATCGCCGCAATAATCTATTTTAGACAGAGAAAGGAGGAATGAATCATGGGCGCATACGGGTTTTACGAACTGGAATATGTCAGGACGGACCGCAACGGAACAAAAATCTATCACGATAATAATTGCCCGCATTGTTCCGGGTACGGCTCCCTTGAAAAATGGGCGCGTACGGGCAAGACTTGTTTTGAATGCGGCGGGTCCGGGCTTCGTCCCCGTCCGAAAATCGTTAAAATCTACACCCCAGAACACCGCGCAAAGCTGGACGCGCAAAAGGCCGCGCGAGACGCGAAACGCCTTGTGGAGAATCCGCCGCCGTCGGAAGAAAAGTTGCTGGATGCGGCCCGTGAATCCGTTTTGAGTATATGGGAGAATCAAGGGTTCAACCGCGACGGTTCCGGCTTCATTCTTTCCGGCAACACATACCCGAACCGCGACGCGATTTACAAGGACGGCGGGCGGTGGTGTCGGTTCCTGAAAGCCTATATCGCGCCCCGCCCGATTGACGGGTTGCGTGGTATCAAGATTACCCCCACAAGCGCGGAAGCCCTTTGCAACGCGGCGGGGTATGTAGATATAGACAAGGCGCTTAAACTTTCCGAAACGCTATGACCACCAACAAAAAAAGCCCGCCGGGGAATAACCCCCGGCGGGCTTCGTTTCTGTCCGAATCGGACAGCTATTCACTTTCCGCGGGCGCGTCTGCTTCCTCTTCCGCGTCCTGTTTAATTCCGATTGCCAGCATGGTTTCGGCGGGCGGGGTTTCCACGTACTCTTTCAAATTCTCGTTGGTTCCCCACGCCTTTTTCGCTTCCTCCAATACGGCTTCAATCATAGTCGCAATATCCTTTTCCGTGAACAGCAGTTTCAGCACCGCCGGAATTCTCTGATAAATCCAGTCTGCGACGGCGGCAAACTTCAATTCGCCCGTCCCACTCCCGAACTGCTTTTCTGCCTGTGTCACAAGATTAAAAAGAATCTTCTTCAAAACCTTTGTTTCGCCGCGCTTGATAAGCACGACAACCAGCACAAGGAACGCGAGGACCACAAGAACACTGTCCCAATTCGCGGCCAGAAATTGAATGATGTTCATAATTCGTTTCTCCTTTCGTTTTTACACAGCCCCGCCCAGCGCGCAAAGAAGCAGGTCAAGGCTCTGCAATTTCCCGTAGTTCTGCAACCAATATTCCGGGGTGTTGATGACCCCGGCTTTCACCAGCGCGCCAACGCCCGATTTCACGTCCGCGGTTCGCGGCCCGGCCTTTGTAATCTTCGCCGCGGCCTGCGTGAACAGAATATCCAGATAGGCCACCTTTCCGCCTGCGACGGCGTTTTTCCAGTAGTCCGGGGAGTTGATGACCCCCAGCCCGGCCAGCTTGTCAATGGCCGCGTCCGTCTCGCTCTGAACGTCCGCCGCGTTGACCCAGCCGTAAACCGTGGACCCGCCGCCCGCCTGCTTGATAAGGTGGTACGGGTGTTTCGCGCCCTTTGAAATCATGGTGACTTTTGCCGGGCCGGGCTTACAGGCTTTCCCGCTTGCCGCCGCCGCGCTGGTGTAGTGCGTGTTGCCCGTAAACTGCACCACGTCGCCCACGGCGAACGCCAGCGCGCCGGAGGTGTCGGAGGTCCCGCCGGGCTTCTGCGCCGTTCCTGCGCCGCCTGTGGCCGCGCCTGCGGTGTCATAGGTAATATACGGCAATTTGCCGTGTTTGGTCCACCTGCGCCCGTTCATGCCGGAGATTGCGCCGATGTTCAGGCACGCCGTCACCTGCACGCAGTTCTTGAACGCCGGGGAACACTCAATCACCTTTCCGCCGCCGATGTAAACGCCGATATGACCCGAAAGCCAGACAGCTTCCCCCGGAACAATCTTGCTGAAATCGGTGGAAACGCCGGAACACTTCGTAATCATGGTGTCGGCTCCGATGTCCGGCACACCGCCGGAGGCATAGGACGCGCCGCCGTAGGTTTTGGACGCGTCGCCGTTCCAGCCCCACAAAACGCCCTTGATCATGCACACGCAGTCAAAGCCGAAAACGGGCGGGTTCTGATTCGCCGCGGCCTTGATCATGGCCGTGCGCGCCGCCTGCTTGTTGTAGCTGTGGTTCTGGCAGTACCGGGACACGTTGCCCCCGGTCAGGGGCGCGCCGAAACAGCCCATGACGTACAGTGTCTTGTAATGGTCCACGATGTCTTGCAGTTTCTTGATGAATTCAGACGCTTTCATTTTGCCCTCTCCTTTCGCGTCTGTGGGGCGTTCCGCCCCAGCCGTGATATTTGACCCGCCGCCCGCTCCGGCCTGTCCTGCGCCGTCGTAGGCCGTCAGGCCGTATGATTCGATAATCTGAATCAGCTTGTCCGGGTAGTTCGGGTCCGTGGCGTAGCCCGCCGCCTTGATCGCCCGGCAAGCGGTCTTATAGTCCCGCTCCCCGACAACGGCTTTGTACCGGGCCGCGCCCGTCAGCAACGCCGAATGGTCCTCCACGCTCTCTTCCCAACTGTCGTATGCCCGGAAAAGGGCCGTCACGGTGGTAAAGTTCACGCCGTCGTAACACTCTTGCGTTTTCGTGCTGTAAACCCGGCCTTTCCAGCTTGTCCCCGCCTTGATGCCGAACAGGGCGTTTGCCTTGACGGTCAGGCCGGATTTTCCCCACCCGCTTTCCAAAATCGCCTGCGCGATTGTCAGCGAGGCAAGCACGCCGCTTTTCTTCATATCCGCCGCGGCCAGCGCGCCCACCCGCTCAATAAATGCTTTCTGTTCCTGTGTCATTTGTGTTCCTCCGCTATGGCTGAATGTTGTTCAGGTCTACGGGCATTCCCTCCGTCGCCGTCTGGTTTGCCTGCTTGATCTTCACCACGTTTTCCGCCTTTGCTTTCCAACTGTAAAAGCCGATTGCCGTTGCCGCCGGGGTTCCCACATAGGCGAGGAAAACGCCAAGTTGCGACGGGTCAAAGGCCACGGCCCGCGCGCCGATGACAAACCCCGCAAAATAGGTCAAAAGGACCGCCGAAAGAACCAGCTTTGAAAACTCGATCTTCCGGCGGTCGTTCTTGCTGTCTGTCCGGCGGCGGCTCCGCCGTCTGCCGAACAGCAGAACGGCGGCAATCCCGCCCGCCAGCCCCGCGGCAATGCTGATCAGGTATTGCATATTCCGCGCCGCCTTTCACAAAAAGTCGTGTTCGACCAACCTGTCATCATACACGCGTTTGATGTTTGCGACGGCGTGCGTCGCCCGGTTGTTCTTGTAGTCCGGGTGTTCCTCGCAGTATCGTTCGTAACTGTCAATCTCGCTCAATGCTTCGATGAACTCTTCCCGCGTGTGCGGAATATCCCGCAACAGTTCGTTGTTGAACCGCAGGATTGCGGCCCGGTGCATATCTGCGTTTCGCGCGTCGTCTGCCCTGATATGGTCATCAAGGGTTTTTCTGGTTTCGTCCAGCTTTTCGATCACGTCGCCGTTGACGCACTTCCCGATTGCCTTTCCGATTTTTGACCACGGGTTGATCTTAATGGGGGCAATCTCGATCAGGGTCAAAGCGACAAGCAGAACGCCGACGGCACCACCCCCGGAAAATAAGTCGTTCAATGTCACGTCTGTTTCCCTCCGTGTAGAAGATCGCCCCCGGCGCGGATTGCGCGCCGGGGGGCCTTTCCGCCTCCCTTAAAGGGTGATTTCAAGGGCGGTCAGCAGATCTTCCACCTCAGCTTTCAGCCGCGCGGGGACCTGCTCCAAGGTCTTTTTGCCCTTGACGATCAGGGTTGCATAAACAACAGCCATCGTTTCCACCTCCTTTCGGCAAAAGATGTATGCAAAAAGCAGGAACAGCGCGTTACTCATTGCCGCCCCCGCTTTCAGCCGTTTTCAGCAGTTCGCGCACCTTGTCGCGCAACCGCTCCGGGACATCATCAATCGTTTTCAGCCCCTTTTGAATCAGATCGGCATAGACCCGTTCCATGTTCACCCCTCCTTTACTCTGCGCCGTACACGGTCGCTTCGATCATTTCGTAAACGTCGCAAAGGGCAAGTTGCAGGTCTGTGACCTGCCTCGAAAGGCTCTCGTTTTTCTCCCGCAACTGCTCGTTTTCGCGGGTCAGTTCTTCAACCGATTTCGGCTTGTTCTTGATGCTGGTCGCCTTGTGCTGTACGCTCATTCAAAATTACCTCCCACGGAAGAAATGAAGCAATCCCCGCTTGCGCTGTTCCGCTTCACCTTGATTCGGAAATTGAATCCCCATTCCTCCGCCGTCTTGCTGTCGTTGGAAAGGAAAAACTTGCTCCCGCTGGTGACGGCCTGCGTCACGTCCTCCCACGCGGGGGAATCGTCGTGGCCGTTGTTGCACGCCTCCACGGTGAATTCTGCACCCGCCGGAATCTGCCGGGTGATGGACATAATCGCCTTTGTCACCATGTCGTCGGCTTCAAGAGGCGTTGCAAGGGTCAGTTCGATTTCAGTTTCGTTCTTGCTGAATGTGTAAGTCCGCGTCGCGGCTCCGCCGTAATTGTCCGTCGCCGTCACCGTCAGCGCGTGGGACCCGTTCAACAGCTTCCGCCATTCATCCGCGGTGACGCTGAACGTGTATTCCTGCCCGCTGGTCGCGGCGTAGGACCGCTTTTGCGTTCCGTCGATCTTCTCAACGACGGTGATCGTCTGGCCGCTGTCCGGGTCGGTGACGGTGTATTTCTGGTCGAACGCTCCGGTCTTTGCCCCAAGGTCCGTATCTGTCCCGCTGATCGTGGGCGGCGTGTTGTTGATGACTGTCCGTGTCGCGCTGGTTTTGTACGCCGATTCTGCGCCCGCG